CAAGAAGTATTGGCCGGACTGCTCTATCCGTGTTTGGGAAATGCGGAGAATTGATTACAAACCTTTTGTTATTTGTTATCTACACCGTATCATTCTCGGTTGTTTTATCGCTCTCTTTGAGCCTAATCGCTTTGACTTGGTGTATTCAGCAAGTGACTTCCTGCCGGACAGTTTGCCAGCGTTTATCCTCAAACTCAGGGGCAACAAATGGATTGCAGGGTTCTTCCTCAAAGCCTTTCGATCAAACCGACTTCACTATTTTTCACAGAAATTAGTCAAATGCCTTATCAAGAAACACGCAGACATGGTGATCGTAACCAACCCAACAATGTATGACATCTTTCCAGACAAGAAAAAGACTTGGATTAATGGCGGGGTCGATATGAAGTTGGCAGGATTATCGGATAAGATGAAAGTATATGACGCGGTGTTCTGTGGTCGCATACATCCAACAAAGGGGATTGACGAGTTGATAGAGATTTGGAAAGGCATAAGGAATAGTTTTCCGAAAGCACAGTTGGCAGTTATTGGTGACGGGGATTTAGGGGTTGAGTATATGGAAGAACGGCTTCCTCATGCGAAGTATGGTGTCAGATATTTTGGATTCTGTGGTGACGAGAGATACGAGATATATAAACAGAGCAGGGTTGTTCTCTATCCAACACCTGAAAAATACGATCATTTTTCAATGGCCCCGGTTGAAGCGATGGCGTGTGGGTGCATTTTGCATTGTTTTCAGACTTCAACGGTGAGATATTTTATGGCACATACAGGAATGCCATGTGTCACAAATATAAAAACTATTGAGAAAGACACAAGAAACATGATAAACAAAACTATTGAATGGGCTTCTCAATTTGATTATGAAAAACAATCACTCCGAGTTTACAACGACATAAGGAAGGGGCTGGCATGAACATACTTGTTAGCGGTGCGGGGGGAATGGTGGGAACGGCAGTTCAGCAGGTGCTTAAAGACTATAATCTGATATGCCCGAAACTCCACGAATTGAATATAGCCAACCGCGATCAGGTCATGGAGTATGCGAAGAAAGACATTTCAGGAATCGTGCATCTTGCCTGTGAAACTGACCACGAATATTGCGAAGCGAACCCGTCAAACTGTTACTTCGTAAACACAATCGGAACGCAGAACATGGTTGACTTGGCGAAGAAGATTGGTTGCTCGATTATATATGTCAGCACCGCATCGGTCTTTGATGGGAAGAAGGGGGAACCGTATGAACCGAACGACAAGCCGAATCCTATCAATCATTATAACAGGTCAAAATATTGCGCTGAGTTAATGGTCAAGGCATATTCACAACATTTTATTCTCAGGGCTGGATGGATGTTTGGCGGCGGCGCGGATGTTGATAAGAAGTTTGTCAATAAGATCATTAAGAAAATACGCAGAGGGGATAATCGAATCAAGGTGGCTGACGACTGTATTGGTTCGCCAACTTACGCTTTAGACTTAGCGGATGGAATCAAGATAGCGATTCAGGATTTAGAAGCAGACTATGGGATTTATCATTGCGTGAATGAGTGTGGGGAAGGGGTGACAAGATACGAGTTCGCAAGAGAGATCGTCAAACTCATGGATGCTGATGTTGAGATTGTGCCTTGTAGCATTGACGAATTGACAGATGAGTTCCCATGTAAACGCACGAATTATGAAGTCTTGGCGAGTGATGTCAAGTTAAGGGATTGGCGATCAGCATTGAAAGGATATATCTATGCCCATTATCGACATTAATCTGGTGCTATGTATTGTCGTTTTCGCCTGGCATTACGCTTTATTCTGCGGGTATATAAGCGACGACCACGCAACGGTGGCGCAGAGGAAAGACATCATTCCAGACGCGGAGAAGGTCGACAGGGGCGAATCGTTTTGGGTTAAGAGGTTCAATGATGGGCTGGTGATGTTCTACCTGACACGATTCTTCTGGTGGCTCAGACTGCGGAATGTCCCGTTCGCTTGGCATCTTTTCAGCCTGGTCATTCATCTTACGAACACCTGGCTTCTTTATACGTTCCTCTTTCCAATCTTCGGGCAACAGATCGCTTTATACGCTTCGTGCTTTTGGGCTATCAATCCAATGTTAAATCAGAACGTGGTCTGGATAAGTGGGCGACCTTATTTGATAGCGGTCATGTTTGCTCTGATCGCTTTGATCTGTTGGGACAAACCCTATGTGTTCATGCCGTTTTATTTGCTCGCTGTCGTGACGAACATCAGCATATTTTTCATTCCAATAATTTCGTGGATTGTTCACCCCGATTCAATTCTGCCGAAGATTTATTTTTTCGTTTTGGTGGCGGCGGCTGTGCCGTTTCTGATATGGAAATTCCAAATGAGATTCACGAAAGCGTTGGTCTTGGACAGGGACAACTTTGCTTTCAAGATAAGGAAGTTCAACACAATGGCCCGGATGATTGCCTACTACGTTTGGACGTTGTTTGTTCCCGTAAGGATGGGTTGGTATCATCAGGCAGGGTTCAGATATAATGACAAATGGGAGAAGTTCAATTATCTGACGTTGATTGGTTATTGTTTACTCTGTGCGCTTGCGTTTTATTTCGGCCTGCCTGGGTGGATATTCCTTTTAGGTTTTCTTCCGATGTGCAATGTCTACGCGACAAACTCTTTCTTGCAGGACAGGTATTTATATTTCTGTTCAATAGGGATTGCGATAATTGTTGCACCTTACCTTGTGGCTTACCCGGCCTTGTTCTGGATAGCGACGACGTTTTACGTCACAAGAGCATATATGTATTCCCGGCAGTTGAGGGACGACGAATCACTTTACCGGGAGAACTGGCGCAACCATCCCCGGAGTGATTACGCTGTCAACAACCTTGCGTTCTTTCTGATTCAACAAAGACGATATGACGAAGCGCAGGTGGTCATTGAGCGAGGGCTTGTCATCAACCGGGGGAACAAAATGCTCTGGTATAACTTAGGGATCAGCTTTGCGGCGCGTGGGAATGTGAACAACGACGAAGGCAAGTGGAAATTCATTCGCGCTTTAGAGTGCTGGAAAACCTGCCTTGCCATTGAACCCCGATGGACAAAGCCTGCTGATGATCTCAAGAAATTAATCAAGATTCTGGTTGACCATAAAATTATCACGCTCGATAAAAAGGAAAGTGTCGGTGGAATATCTGTCAGCGTGCCGAATCTAAAAGGGATGGACGAGATTATGAACCGTAAAGAACGGAGGCATAAGAAATGAAAATCGAAATCATTAAATCAATGACGGGCTGGTATTTCAGAGTTGTTGCACGCAACGGAAGGATTTTGTGTCATAGCGAAATTTATAATCAAAAAGCATCATGTCGGAAGGCTGTTGTTTTAATGCAAGATGCCGTTTGGAATGCAGACGTGGTGGAGAAATGAAAATCCTTATTACGGGTTCATCCGGGTTCATCGGAAGTCATTGCGTTAAGCATCTAAGCGGGTTGCCAAGAGCCTTTCCACACGAAATCGTCTGCTACGATAAGAAGAACGATTTGCAGAAACAAAACCTTATCTACGGAATTGACATTGCAGATGACATCGAGGCGGTGATTCATTTCGCGGCAGAAACATTCGTTGACGATTCGATTAAAGACCCGTTCGTTTATCTTAGTAATAATATTATAGGCACGCACAATCTGCTTGAAGCCTTGCGCTTCTCAAACGTCAAGAGGTATATTCAAATTTCAACGGATGAAGTTTACGGGGCGCGGGTCACTCCGGCTGATGAATACGCGCCGTTGAATCCCGGCAATCCATACTCAGCAACAAAGGCGGCGGCTGATATGCTGGCTCTTGCCTATCACAACACCTATGGCATACCGCTTATCATTGCAAGACCAGAAAACAACTACGGCACAGGGCAGGGCGGCGAGAAGTTTATACCGACAATCATTCGCTGTGCGCTTGAGGGCAAACCCGTTCCGATCTACGGTGACGGCAGACATACAAGAATGTGGTTACACGTTGAGGACACTTGCAGAGCAATAGAAACGCTTTTAGAGAAAGGCGAGGACGGGCAGATATACAACATCGGTGGGGGTGAACAATGGCGCAACCTTGACATCGCTACACACATCCTTGACGAAATGAAGATCACGCACCCAACGAGATTCAAGACAATCCCCGACGAGGAAGCACGCCCAGGACACGACAGGTCTTATTGTATTGACAACACAAAGATTCTTGATTTAGGTTGGAACACTCAACGCAACGTCAAAGAATCAATCGGAGAGGTTATCGCATGGCAGAGAGAGAACTACACCCTCAAAAATTAGTCCCACCGCCACAGGTGATTGAGAAGATGCAAGCGAAGGAAAGAAAACGCTTACCACGCAATCCGATAATGAGATTCTTTAAGTTGTTCTTTGGAGAAGGACTTTGACGCTTACAGGCTACCACGAAAAGGCAGTTGAACTTGCCACCGATCTTGTTGCTCACGGCTACGGTGAACTTACTATCCGTGTATCATCACTCAAGGATGAGAAGGTCAAGGTGGAAGTGTTGTGCGGGAAGTCGTTCGTGTTTTTCGTTAAGAAGAAGATTCCGTTTCAGGGATATTTAAGAAGCTAAAGGACATTGAAAAGGTAATTACCTTAATCTAAGAGGGGGAAAAGATGGCTTACTAATTTTCGATGGAGAAGAAAGTAACCAGAACCCACAGGGGTTGACCGAGCAGAAGTTTCGGTTGGCCCCTGTTTTTTATTATGACTATTAAACAAGAACACGCAAAATTTACCCCATCCGTAGAACAGATTGTTTTCGCAGACAATTATGTTCTTCACGCCGGGAACATATCGAAAGCCTGTCAAGCGTCGAACGATCCTGACAGGAATCACTATTATCAAAACTGGCGGCACATAGAAGGGTTCGAGGATTGGCTCGGCGAGTATTCAAAGAAACAAGTTCTGAGGCGCGCTGGTAAATGGTATCTGATCCTTGAGAAGTATGCAGAGGCCGGATCATTTAAGCATCTTGAACGGTTAATGGAAATCGCAAAAGAGTTTCTACCCCCCACAGAAGAACACATCCACCTTCACGCCGCAAGGACATTTATATTCAGAGATTTCACACCAGAAGAAGCCAATGCGGATTCGTCAGGAAATATATATGCCCCCGAAGATACAAGCGGTAATCGGATCGGGGAAGCGGTATAAAGTTCTTTACGGCGGCAGGGGTTCGGGAAAGTCGTTCTCTTTCGCTGATGCTTTAGTAACACAGGCATCGGCCCTGAAACTAAGAATCCTTTGCACACGCGAAATGCAGAACAGCATAAGGGATTCGGTTCACAGGTTGCTCTCTGACAGAATAGAAGCACTCGGCCTAGCGCACAAGTTCAAGGTGACGCGGGAGAACATCGTTTCGACTACTGGAAGCGAGGTTCTGTTCAAGGGGCTTCGGCACAACATCAGCGAGATCAAGTCCACAGAGGGCATTGACATCTGTTGGGTGGAGGAAGCGGAGAAGGTATCTCAGAACTCATGGGACGTTCTCATACCCACGATCAGGAAAGACGGCTCGCAGATTTGGGTGTCCTTCAACCCGGAAGAAGAAAAAGCCCCCACGTTCCAAAGGTTTGTTGTTAAGACCCCACCTGACTGCGCTGTTGCGAAGGTGAACTACGGGGACAACCGATTCTTCCCTGAAACGCTCAGAAGGGAAATGGAATATGACAAGCGCGTTGACTTCGAGAAATACCTTCATGTGTGGGAAGGCGAAGTTAAGAAATACGGCGAAGCCTGTATCTTCCACAACAAGATCACGGTTGAGGAATTTGAAACGCCGGAGGACGCAGAGTTTAAGTTCGGTGCAGATTGGGGTTTCTCAGTAGACCCGACCTGCTTGCAGAGGATGTTCATTAAAGACAACAAGCTGTTCCTTGACTATGAGTTCTACGGACACGGGGTAGAACTGAACGAGTTGGAGGCCGGGTTCGATACTGTGCCGGGAAGCAGGAAGTGGCGAATCATAGCTGATTCACAGAGGCCCGACACCATATCGTTTATGAAGCAAAAAGGATTTCTCATTGAGGGTGCAGAGAAGGGCAAGGGTTCGGTTGAGGACGGGATAGAGTTTTTGAGAGGATTCGAGAAGATCATCATTCACCCCCGGTGCAAAGGCGCAAAGGGGGACTTCACGAATTACAGGTGGAAACGTGACAGGATAACAAACGAGATTCTTCCAATCCCATTAGATTTGAGCAACCACACCCCGGATGCCGTTCGGTATGCGCTAGAGAAATTAATGAAAGCAAAAGACCCCAACATAAGGTTCCTATAATATGTCAATATTCCAAAACATCGCCAATCTGTTTAGAGCAAGCAAGATTGACACCGACACAATCCGTGATCCCTTACCATTCGTTCATGTGTTCGGTCACGAAAAGACGCAGGGTGCGACACAGCCGCAGGAATACTCAAAGTTCATTGCCGCATATAAGTCATGGGTCTATGCCTGCGCTTGGAAGAACGCGACGAGTGTGGCAAAGAACAAGATGTTGCTCTACAAGCAGTTGATTGTCGACAATGAAGAAAAGCTCGACATCATAACAGACCATCCTTTCGTTGACGTAATCAAGAACGTCAATCCTTTCTCGAACCTATTTGAACTATGGACAATCACACAACTTAACCTTGAACTGACAGGAAACGGGTATTGGTGGATTCCACGTAATCAGATCGGATTGCCGTATATGATCTGGAATCTGCCGTCCCATTGGATGCGTGTGATCCCAAGCGAAACAGAGTTCATTTCTGGATATACGATGCGCGTTCCAGGGAAAGGCACGCTCATTCCTTTTGAGGAAAACGAGATCATACACTTCAAGAATCCGTCGCCGTTCGATATGTTTTACGGGTCAGGGCCGACGTGGGCCGCGCACCAGAGCATCGCCCTGAATGATAACGTGAAGAATTGGGGGATCAACTATTTCTTAAACAACGCACAGCCAAGCGGTGTGCTGATGACGCAGGATAGTTTAACGACTGACCAATACCACAGACTCCGTGATATGTGGAACTCTCGGTATAGGGGATCAAGGAATGCCGGGAAGATTGCGCTATTAGAGAGTGGGCTTAAATACGAGAAGATCGGGTCAACAGCTAAAGACGCACGGGTTGAGCCAATATCAAAAGAGATCAGGGACGAGATTCTTGCCATGTTCGGTGTGCCAGCTTCTAAGCTAGGTTTGGTCGAAGATGTGAACCGGGCGAATGCCGAGGCCAACGATTACACCTACACCAAAGATACAATCTTGCCGAAGCTGATTCTCTTAGAAGAAAAGATCAACGAGAAGTTCATTCCGATATACGATACGGACTTGGTGGCTAAGTTTCTTGATCCCGTCCCACAGGATAAAGAATTTAATCTCAAGCGCAGAGAAGCCAATATCAGAATGGGCTTCTCAACGATTGACGAAGAACGCGAAATTGAAGGCCTTGATCCGTTTAACTTACCCGAAACCACAGCACCGCTTATTCCGTTTAACTTACAGCCTGCCGGGAGCGTTGTAGAGCCAGCCCCGGTCATCGAAGAAGAAAAGATGATGACAAAGGCCACAGAAGAAAAGCGCACAAAGAAGTGGGAAATGTTCGCTATTGTCACGTCGCCGCTTGAGAAGATACTAGCCGCCCGGCTGAAAAGGTTTTTCATTGCACAGCAGAAGATCGTCATGGACAAGTTGAATCAGTTTCGATCCGTGAAGGAAATCCGGCGCAAGGACTTGATGGAAAGCATTATATTCAGCTTTAAGGAAGCCAACGACAATCTAAAGGTGCGCTCAGAGAATATCGTTAGGCAGTCTTATGAAACCGGGTTGCAATTAGGAATGTCTGATACGAACTCAACAATTAATTTTGAACTGTTTGAACCGAATATCTCAAAAGCTGTTGATGCGAGAATGTCCTTTTTCGTCGGCAAGGTCAATTCAGGAACAGAGGCTTTATTGCAAGAGGCCATTGATACGGGTTTAAAGTTGGGGGAGAGCATTGACGATATATCCAGACGGATAGACAGGGTGTTTTCGTATAGTAGAGATTTCAGGTCAACCCGAATCGCCCGGACAGAGGTTGTTGGTGCGGCAAACTCAGGACAGTTGACAGCCTATGAGGAAGCCGGGGTTGAAGAAAAGGAATGGCTCACAGCGAGGGATGAGAGGGTCAGGGACAGTCATCAGATAGACGGGCAAGTGGTTGACATACATCAGCCGTTCACAACGAAAGACGGCGTTTCTTTAGGCTATCCTGGTGACAGGTCAGGCGGCGCACCAGCAGGGGAAGTCATTAATTGCAGATGCACGGTTAATCCCGTTATATGAACATAATCAAAGGGGTGAAAAATGGACATGATTAAAAAAGTATTCATAGGCGAAATTAAAGACATCAATGTTGGTGAGCGCACGTTGACAGCCTTGATCTCAACCGGGGCGACTGACAGGATGGATGAGGTTCTCGACCCGGCAGGGATTGATCTAAGGAATTTCAGGAAGAACCCCGTTGTGGCTTGGGCGCACGACTATTCTGCCCTCCCGATTGGTAAAGCGTTATGGACGCGCAAAGACCCGAAAGGGATTATTTCAAAAGTCAAGTTCGCAGAACATCCCTTTGCTGATGAAGTCTTTAATCTTTACAAGGACGGATTCTTGAATGCGTTTTCAGTTGGGTTCATCCCGAAGGAAAGCACAAAGGGGAATACGGATAAGGGCGAACCCTGGCGCACATATACCAAATGGGAACTGTTGGAATACTCTGCTGTTCCTGTCCCGGCGAATCCCGAAGCGTTGGCCCTGGCTATGCAGAAGGGCGTTGTGCATGACGACAAGATCATTGACGACATCCAGAAGGAAATGGACGTTGAGGATGATGACAAAAATGATGACAAAAATGTTAACGGGAATGTCGACGAGAACAAGGGTGCGAATGATGCGAAAAATGATAAAGGTCTTGATGACCTCCTTGCAGAGAATGTTCTGTTGGCCGAGGAAGTCAACGGCTTGAAGAACGAGATCACAGAGTTGCGATATAAGATTTATGAAGCGGAAACAAAGAAGCAAGAATTGCTTTCGGAGATTGCAGACGAAGTGACTTTGGACAAAGTTCAGGCTCACGTCGACGGAGCAATCAGAAAGATGTTTGGAAAGGTCGATAAATAACTAACCAAAGGGGAATACAATGTTGACAAAAGAAGAATTTGAAGCATTGCCAAAAGATCAGCAGAAAGCCTTGATGGATAAGATCAAGGAGATTCAAGACGGTCAGAAGTTGATCAAGAAGGAAGATGACAAACTCCCTCAGTTGACGATGGACGGAATGGAGAAACTCATCAAGGGTTCGTTTGAGAAGTTCGTTAAGGGCATGGATAAGACAGACAAAAAGTTTTTCATGTTCCCAGGGATCGGTAAAGAAGGTGCTGACGATGTGACAGCACAGGGCAAGTTCGGCAAGACTGTTCGTTTCTTGAAGGCTATGGTCGGGAAAGATGTTCAGCTTCTCAATACCATGCACGAAGAATCGCGGATCAAAGCGAACCTGAATGAAGGCACGACCACAGCAGGCGGGTTCCTCGTTCCAGAGGAGTTCAAAGCGGAGATTCTGCGTTTGGCTCCGTTGTATAGCGTTATCCGTCGGGAGGCAAGGATCATGCCGATGGCGTTCGATGTTATGAACATCCCTGCCGCCGGAACGACTGATGTAACGGCGCAATGGGTAGACGAAGCGGGTCAGCTTAAATCAACCGATCCAACCTTCCGTCAGGTCACGTTGACGATCAATAAGTTAGCATCTATTCCGAAGGTGACAGCAGAGTTGCTTTCTGATGCGAACGTCAATGTCGTTCAGTATCTTGCTGAGATTATCAGCGAGGCGTTTGGTAAGGAAGAAGATAATCAGGGCTTCAACGGGACGGGATCGCCGTTCGTGGGTGTTCTTGCCGCAACGGGTGTTCCGACCTATCCGCACGCAAGCGGAACTGGTTTCATCACTCTGTCGTATCAGGACTTGGTTAATACGACAGCGCAAATCTACACCAACGCAACAGCAAACGCGAAGTTCTACTTCCACCGTTCAATGATTGCACACATCCGGGGTCTTATCACGACCGCAGGTGCGCCGATCATTGGTGCAACGGCAAAAGAGATTGCGGGATATCATCTCATTGACACTGAGATTCTTCCTGGTGTCGGTTCAGCAAACTCGGCTGTTGACGCAACGCCTTACTCAATTTTTGGCGATTTGCGAAAAGGGATCATCATGGGCGAGCGCGGGAGTATGACCATGAAGATCGGCACGGAAGGAACGGTTGGAGGCGACAACCTGTTTGAGAAGGATATGGTTGCGTTAAGGATGATTGAGCGCGTTACGCTTGGGGTTGCTTTACCAAGCGCGTTCTGCCGCATCTATTCGTAATCGTAACGATTAAAAACAAGGAGAAACAAATGCGAAATTATGATGGATTATTGGAACTTCGCCCTTCGTTGATCGGAACGATCTCTGACATAGGGGCGACGGCTGTTGGAATCCCCATCGACTGCATCGGCTTTAGGGACGTTTTGGCGATCCTGACAGCCGGGGCGTTGGAGGGGTCAGATGGTGCAGGGGTTTTTCTGGACATTAAAGTCCAGGAGAGCGCATCGGCAGAAGGGACTAACTGGACAGACATCACGGATGGAGCGCATCATGTCGGTTCGTTCGACTTTGACCAGTTAGCGATTGGTCATGGCATTGACGCCGGAACTTGGATTCCTTACCAAACAGGTAAAGAATACGAGTTGGTGACAGGCCAGGAGAGATTGCGCTATATCAGGGCGCACGCGACGCTTTCCGGGACTGTTGGGCTAGGCCCGAAACTGTCGGTTGCTTTCCTGCTTGGCAGGCCAAGCGACACGCTGTATGTCGGAAACGCAACGTCGTTCGCTTCTGTGAACGCCGAAGTGACGAAACTGCTGTAAAGAAATTGGGGGGTGGGCTTCGGCTCACCCTCCATACTTAGGGGGAAACATGAAAGAGAAAGCCATTGCAAAGATGCAGTTGGATATGGTTGATCGAACGCTCGACTGTATCGACGGAAAATGCACGCCGAGGGAAACATTGACGTTTGGAAGTTCCCACGCCATTGACGTATCAAAGACCGAAGCGCGTTTGGAATTACTCGTTAAGCCCGTTGAGATAAAGGACATCGTGCAGGACAGGAACATTAAATCCAAAGACGTTAAAAAGAAAAAGGGCAAATAATGGGACTGATTAGCACAGGCGACATCAGGACGTGGATGGCGATTGAAGAAGGGGACAAGAAACCCAACGCTAAGCTCGACGCTATCTCAAAATCCATCGAACAGTTTGTTGACAGCTACACGAACCGAAAGATGATGGCGGCGACATACTTCAATGATATAGATTATTCTTATCTCGACGGAAACGGACTGCGTTATATCTATCTTCCGCTTTATCCTGTGAGTTACGTTTCGGAAGTGAACATAGACAGCGCACGCGACTTCGGATCAGGAACGGCATTGAACCCGTCAGATTATTTCCTTTATTCATCAAGTGGAAAAGTCGTCAGCGAGGCCGGGAAGTTCTCAAGCGGGCGCAGGAACGTCAAGATCGGATATACCGCCGGGTATGCTCCCATCGTTGGAGGGACGCACGACAGCGCGGTTTCGACCTATCCACTCCCCTACGATCTAAGACAGGTGATGATCGAAATGTCTGTGGAATCGTTCAAGGAAGGGATAACGGCAGTCCATACGGCTGAAACGAATCAAGGCGATGAAGTCAGGCCGTCGTTTATTCAAATGCTAACGAACAACAGCTTTTGGCGCACCACATTGAACAAATACAAAGCGTTTGATATGTCGCTACATGGGCGGGACGAATAATGCCGGGGGCTGAGTTCCAGCTTGACGCAACACAGTTGAAGGCGTTGATCGTTAAACTGTCCACAGCGAGCAGGGGTGAGGCCATGACGCGGTCAATGGATCAGTCCGGGCTTTATCTTACCGGGTGGATAAAGAAGTTCCGGCTGACAGGCCCACGTCCCAGGAATCTTGGAGTTGTAACAGGGCGGCTAAGAAGTTCGCTCAGTTCATCAAGGGCAGAAAAAACATCCACAGGATATACGACACGGATCGGAACGAATGTAAAGTATGCGGAAGTTCATGAATTTGGATTTCGCGGCGTTGTGAGGGTTAGAGGATTTACGAGAAGAAGAAAGGGGATTTCGGAATTTGTTTCAGCGCATTCAAGAAGAATGGATGTTCCGGCGAGGCCGTTCATGCGCCCGGCACTTTCAGACAGAACGAATCAGATGAAGATTCTTGACATATTCACAGTAAACATCAATAAGGTATTGGAAAAGAAATGATTGCGGGAACAATTTGGGAACAGTTGAAGTTGACGTTGGAACAAGATTCGACATTGAAAGGATATATCAAATATGTCTTTACTGGTCGACGATTTAACATTGAAGCGGATAGTTTGCCTTGTATTATGTTGGAGCCTTCTACGAATAATGAGATCATTAGAGAAATGAACAACGTCAAAGAAGTGGCGTTGGGGATTGATTTATACGCTTTCAGTTCTGTCAGCCATAACGATTTCACGGACACGATTATTGGCGACCAGAATTATCATGGGATTTATAGCGTCGAGAACGACATTCGTGCTGTCTTACAGTCCAGTAATACATTGGGCGATCTTGTCATTGATACGATTGTCGAACAAACTGTGTTTGACCAAATAGACGTGGACAAATATCCAGTCAGGGGGGTTCTCATTCCTTTGCGGATTAAATACAGACAGATCAACGGGGTTTAAATGGACGGACACATAATCACAACAGTCGCG